AGAGTTGAAGCCTCTGCCGGCTGAATACATGCCCGAGCACAGGCTGCATGGGTGTACGAAGCATTGCATTCCAGCCGGGGAGCAATCCAATGAGCAAGATCAGACTAGACGACAACGAACCGATCTATCAGCATCAGGTCGAGAGGGATGCCGCGACAAAGCCGAGGACTGAAGTTTGTACCGATGAGAAGTGTGACATCAAGATGCAGCCACATTCTCATAAGAGCAGGCTGAGTAAGGCTGACCAGATCATTGAGGATGCTCATAGAAATGGGGCTCCCCGGAGGAACCGTTTGTTGGGGGCTCTCTATGGAGATGGCACCGGCAGCATTTCATTTGGCTTCGAGCAGATCGTTCTGGATGGAGAGCGGGATGCTTTTAACGAGGATTGAGGAGGAGGGCTATGACCAAGAAGCAACTCATCAGTAACATCGCATGGGCGTTGGCGGGGGATCGAGGAGATTCTACCTTGTTGCGGGATCTGAACCGGCTGAGCATGTCAACTCTGAACCTGTTGAACACGACTCTGAACACAACTCAGTCTGTGGGAGGGGAAGCAGCAGCACAAGGTTGACCAAAATGGCAAAGTTCAAATCCGCCCACGAGCGTATCCTGGAAGCTATCAGCAGCACCGAGGCTTCTACTTTCAGCGAGTTCTGTTCGGCCTACTCGGATACTCCCGAAAGGGGAGACAAGGAAGGCTGGAGAGAACTGTTCAAGGAACTGAATAAGCTGGAAGGCATGTACATGGTTACTGTGGTCAGAGATGACAACCGGATCGAGTTCATGCAGCTTACGGAAGGCGGGGTTGCCTACCTCAAAGAGCTTCAAGCGAAGGCTTTCTGATGATCCCAAAACCTCAAACATGTCTCGATTGCCCATTAGCGGCAGACATGATGGGCTTTAGTGCAATCGAAGGTACTGGCTCCCTTGGCGTGATGGTCGTAGCAGAAGCTCTCGGCGCCAGGGAAAGAGCCGATGGTTTACCGCTGCGGCCCCACGCTGATGCTGGATCGGTGTTTCAGAGAGCATTGAAACTGGCGGGGGTTGATCGGGCTCAGCTTTGTATAACGAACACAATAAGGTGCATGCCGCCTAACAATTTTCTGGAAGGAGCCAAATATGAACGAGAAGCAATCGAGCACTGTAGCCAATACCTTCGTGAGGCTGTCCAACGCTATAGTCCAAGAGTTATACTTGCGCTCGGTAATGTCGCCCTCCGAACTCTTACTGGACTCACCGGCGACCATCGAACTGTCACTTCGCTTCGGGGATATGTCTTACAAGCTATCGATTACAGCGGAGTCGTCGTCGTCCCAAGCTACCATCCCAGCTACATCAGACGAGGAGCAGGACAGCTCTTTAGAGTTCTTGTTGAGGACATCAGGAGAGCCGTTGCCGTCACCAGAGAAGGAAAGGTAACAAAGCAAACCGTTCAGTGGATCAACGATCCGTTGACAGGGAAGCCTACCAGAACGATAACGGAGCAGCCGGTTCAAACCAGCTACATCCTGAACCCGATGGATGATCCGAGGCTGAGTTATCAGACTGATCCTACTGTTGAAGATGCTGAGAAGTTCTACCAGCACTGTAAGGATCATCCCGAACTGGTTATCAGCTATGACATTGAAACGGATAGAAGCGCGGGGAAGGCGGAAGGGGAGGTTGATAATGAAGAAATGGGGCAGGAGATCACGCTCGTACAGTTTTCCACTGCTCCTGCTACTGGGATTGCCCTACCTTTTGCCGCTGATTATGTAGGCATGATTCGCCGAACCCTTGCTCTTGGCAACCCCAAGGTGGGCCACAACAACTGGCTTTTTGATAATCCTATACTTGCTGCCTACAACTGTCCGGTGGCTGGACCAATAGCCGATACCCTCTGGATGTGGCATCACATGCAGCCTGATCTGCCGGCTGATCTTCAGTTCGTCGCCTCGTGGTTTGGCATGCCCTTCCCTTGGAAACACTACGCCGGGCCGAACTTGCGGTTCTACGGTGTAGCCGACGCAGACGCAACGCTCAGGATATTCCAGCAGATCCCAGAAGCCATGAAAAAGCTGAAGGTCTGGGATAGCTGGGTTCGTCAGCGGCAGCAGCTCAGGCCGATCCTTGAGCGGATGAAGGCCCGAGGCGTCGGCACCGATGCAGATCAGCTTGTTGTCTTCGGGCAGCAGCTCTCGGTCGAGATAGAGAGAGTAAGGCAGGAGATATTGCCACTGGTTCCAGCGGAGCTAACCCAGTTCAAGCCTTTCAAGGGCATTCCGAAAGACGTGAAAGAGTTTGTTGACGAGCGGTTGCCGGTCATTGAGTCTAGTCTGCGGGCGACTTGGGTAGGCAAGCTCACCAAGAAGGCTCTGGCCGAGGCGCTCAGGCCCCAGAAGGAAGCGCTTCAGGTGCTCGGCTTTGAGACTTTGGGGTATCACCAGCCGATGCTGGCTGCTGCAAGCGGTATCCGTGAGTGGCTACAACCACTCGCCTTCAACCCCGGCTCCTGGCAACAGGTCATGGCCTACGCTAAGCATAGGAAGCACAAGGTTCCGGTTGTCAGCGCGAAGCAGAATGGAATGAAGGTCAAGCGCGAGAGCGTAAACGAGAAAGCCTTGCTCCAGCTCAGCCGGAGAACGAAAGACCCTTTCTATAAGCTGGTTTTGGACTATCGAGAGCCGGTCAAGATGAAGGGGACTTATGTTGGGGACGTGGAAACGCGGAGCGGGGGATTCATGCCAGGGCCGGATGGCCGGATCAGGGCTGACTTCACGTATAGGCCGGCGAACGGCCAGCTCGCCACGAGGAACGGGCCAGCTTTAATGACCGCGCCGAAACATGGAGTTTTGGCGGCTCAGTTCAGACGGGCTATCGTGGCCAAGCCCGGTTGTAAATTGATAGAGGTAGACTGGAAATCATTTCATATTCTGACCCTCGGCTTTGAGTCTCAGGATGCTACTTACATGAGGCTGGCTAGAGGAGACATGCATTCTTTCTTTGCGGCCGCTCTGCTCCATCTGGAACAACCAGACCGGCTGTTATCTATGGATGATGATGAAATGATTGATCGGCTCAAGTTTCATAGGAAGGATGGAAGGGAAAGGTTTATTGGGCCAAAGAACCGGATGCTTACCTTTCAACAAGTCCGGGATCAACAAGCCAAGCCAGCAATATTGGGTATGGGACTCGGCCAACAGGCTAATAGGTTGTGGGAAGAAAACGAAGACTTCATTGGTTCCAAAGTTGAGGCCCAGAAGCTCATTGATCTATGGAAGGCACTGTTCCCGAAAGAGGTAGCTTATCAGCGGAATGTAAGAGAGCTTGCCCATAGGCAGCACTACTTACTTAGCAGATACGGCTACATTCGTTGGTTCTGGAATGTTCTACAGTGGAACAGTAATTGGCAACGCTGGGAGCCGGGGCCGGACAGCGAATCTGCAATTTCCCATTTCGTCCAAAACGATGCCTTCGGGATGATGTACGATGTTATGCTGGAGCTTGGGGAGAAGGGATTGGATGAGAGGTTTGGGCTGATTTTGAATATGCATGATGCACTGATTTTCGAGTGCTCAGAGGCTATCGTTGATGAATGCGTTACAACGGTTACTGAGTTGATGGAGAGGCCGAGTAGAGTATTGGTTGATCCGAAGGTGGCGCCTTCCGGCCTGGCCTGTAAGGTTGAAACTAAGGTTGGGGTGAATCTGGGAGAGATGTCTGAAATAAAGCTGGGATGATTGGAGGGTGAGATGAGCGAGCAATTATTGCCATGTCCGTTTTGCGGGGGTGCGGCCGTGGTTAAAGCTACGGAGTTCGGGCGTTATCAAAAACTCCCCGCGTCCTACATCGAATGCTCTCAGTGTGAGATCGGAACCAAGTTCTCACAGACTGTTACGGCGGCAACGAAGGAATGGAATCGCCGGGTTACTACCCCAGCCCTGCCCGATGACGTAGCGGAGCTAATTAAAGAATTGCGAGAATTCCTTGGGAATTTGCCGCACGTGACTGATTACGAAACCGGAATAGCTATCGTTGAACAGCTCGTCGCCTCCCTCGAATCACTCAGCAGGGAGCGGGCGGCGTTAGCGGAAGGATTCCAAGCGGCGGTTCGTGAACTGAATGACGTTGTTGATCCGTTCGTCTTAGGCTCTTTGCGTGATCGCGAACCAGATATTCATACAGGCGGACGCTGGGCTGAGACGCCACAGAGGATATTAGCGATTCGCGCAGCCCTCGCGCTTACAAGGGAGTAATCTACAATCAGGGAGGGAGAGAATGCCTGAGATAACGATAGAGAGAGCTGCTGGAGTTACCCCACCAAAGATGCAATCGCAATCGCGCAGGGCGTTCTCGACCGGAAGCGAGTTGTGGGGATGAAGTTAGAGAACCGTATTGAATGCGCGGACTGTGGCGCGTTGATAAAGCTAAGCGCGACGTATACCGCAGAACGCGATCCCCAGTCCGCTCCGGTCTGTTGGGGATGTGGACCGGGAAAGATCGAGCTTGCCCAAGTAACAGCCGAGCGAGATAACTATGAACAGTATTGGCAGCCGCTATTACAAGCAATGCAGGTATCCAGTATTGATGCCGCGGTTGAGTGGACAAAGGCGATGGTAGAACGCAGCAAGGAGCTTGCCGCCCTTCACCTCGCGATGACAAACATTAAGCACGGTTCTGAAACCGAGTGCGGCTGCAACGATCACAGTAGCGATACTTGCTGCAATCAGGCTGGCGAATTCTGTGCTTATTGTCAATCGTCGGCGGCCCTACTCGTAGCAGTAGATCGAAAGGAAGGTGAGAACAATGACGGTCTGTGAAGCCTGCGGAGAGCATAGGCGATTCTTTTGGCATTGTCGCGACGGCTGCGGCGCAAAGGCTCACGTCGCAACGTGTCGATCCTGCGGCGTGCTGAACTTGCTCGACTGGAAAAGTGAGGACGGGGACAATGGCTGATGAATTTGACGAGAAGGCGGCTGAGCTGCTGCCGTGTTCAGACAAGACTATTCCTCGCAAAGCCGGTGATCTGTACTGTGTGGGCGATGATCATGACGCATATGAATGTCCTGCCTTTCACCGTCAACAGGTTGCTACCAGACTTCGCATAGAACACTCCGAAGCCAAAGCACAGGGATTCGCTGAGGCGAGAGAAGCAGCGGCGAAGATTGCCGAACGGCGTTGGCACACAAGTGGAACTGACTGCACGGATTATGAAAACTGCGGAATCGTCAAACATAACCGATACCAACCGGACTCGGCGGCAAGGCTGATTCGCCTAATCCCCACGCCCGCAGAGAAGGAACCATGATACAAGCTCTACTCGGTACTCTATTATGGGCAATCCTGTTCAACTGCTTTACTGGATTCGTTATCTTACTTCACGCCAGACAGTCCAGACATGCCAGAACCAGGAACAGGCGGTATACCCATGCTAGGCTTTTTCGTCTTGGGCTTGTAGGTCTGAACTCCAATCCCGATGACCGTGGGCAACGCCTTCAGCGCCCCCTTTGAGCCTTCCAGTCCCCATGCTTCTCTCAAATCCTTCTCCACCATCGGTTCTATAAGCTGAGAGGCTTCTCTACCGATCGATGGAGGCAAAGGCTTGCCTGTTTGCTGGTCATACTCAAAGGTATCTCCGTAGGCTACGTCGGCAGCGGCACCGGGAACAGGAGCCAGCTTGGAGCGCCAGAAGCGGTTCCAGATTTCAGCGGCGTTCTGCCGAATCTTTCCTTCTTTGTCTACCCAGCCTGTAGGAGAGCCCTGCTTCTTTATCATCTCGCCGCTGGACTGGTCCCAGACGGCTTTGGAGAAACGGAACATAAATCGAAGCTCGTTCTGGAAGCCTGCGCTGATGTCATAGTGAGTATTGCCGAAGCGGACTTTCAGGAAGTCCGATGATTCAGGATCGGTTTCGACTTGGGCTCCAAGCTGCTGTAGCAGATACATCGTAGCCCCGGTTGTAGCGACGAAGCGGGTCATTTCGGTTGCTGCAATCATCCTAGCGCCCTTGGGTAGCTTTGCGTAGTAAACTGGGTTCATCAGGTTGAACCGGCTCTTGAGCCAGCGGTAGGCAAAGAGGCCATGAGTAGCAAGAGCAGAGCGTTCTACTGAACCAAGCATCGAGCCCTCTTTGGCTAATCCTCCCCGGCCAACGGCGTCAGCAATGAATTTCAGGATACCCTTTTTGGCGTTGACTGCTTCCTCAGCAGAGAGCAGCTTCTTTTGTTCCATCCAGTTGATCCAGCCCCGGTAAATCTTGTAGAGTCCTTTACCCTGAACATTGCGGTAGGTAGAGAAAGCCTGCTCGCTTCGAGCTATACCAGGAATCTTGTTAGCCAGATCACTCCTGAAGGTTTCCTCTCGAAGCTCGGGATGAATGTGTTGGCCTGCTCTAGTGAAGGCGTCGTAGCCGAGGTCACGCATTTCCTGTGAGATTGGATCGAGCAGAATGTCCGCCTCGAAGTCTCGGTAGCTTTCGAGGTTTAGGTTCTCAAGCTGGTATTTGCCCCAGCGGGTTTCGGGATCAGGAACCTTGCCGATCGCTCGAAGCTGCTCCCAGAATGGCACCACGAAGCCTCGATATGGATGCAGGACAGAGCCAATCCAACCTTGCCTGCCGGGAGCACTGAGATCGTAGGCCGTCTTGATCGAGCGAAGCATGCTGACTGCTGAGCCTATCTTATGTTTGGTGGCTGAGAATGGATCAAGAGATTGCATCTCGTTAGCCAGCTTCTTTCGGCCCCTGAGAATGTCGTCTTCTGCTCTATCGATGAGAGCCTGCCACTTGGGGTCTTCGCTTGAGCGGCGCATCTTCTCGTACTCAGCAAGTTGCCGTTTGGCTTTCTGGATTTCCTTCGCCGCCGTGGTCAATGCAGTAGCTTTTTCATTAGGCAGCTTTGCTCCCTTGTGAGATTCAGCATAGACCTTCTGGGCTGTCCTGAGTACTCTGGTTGGGTGGAGCTTTTCTACTACCTGAACAGCCTGGACAGCCTGGCCGTAGCGAGTCAGCCGGGTTGACATTGATTCGGCGATGTCTTGGGCCTTGTCCATCAGAGCATTAGCTGCTTCTGGATTGCTCTCTACAAGGTTGACTGCTTTGTCCTGAAGCATGTCTTGTAGTTTGATACCGAGCGCGGTCTGCTCGGGGCCGACTACGGGAGATTGCTTTAGCCACTCCATAGCACCGCCGATTCCCTTTTCAGCGATCAACCCATCTGCCATCTGGGTAGCTCGATCAAGGCTTCTGACGTTGGGAGCTGGGTTGTAGAAACGGTCTTCGCCACCGAGTAATCCATGTTCTTCTAGAGTCTCTGGAAGGCTGCGCTTCTCCATCTTCGGTGGTGTCTCCCGGAGCGATTGAAGCTCAGCATTGGACTTGGCCCAGAGGTCAGCAAGGTAGGGCTTGGCTGAGTCGCCGAGGTCAGCTAGAACCTGCTTCGACCATGAGGCAAAGTCCTTCAAGCCGGATTCAATGTAGTGAGCACCAACCTTGGCCATCTCTTTTAGGAGTTCCGTTGAGGGGCCACCGGAGCCGCGTTCGGTTTCGAGTAGCTTCTTGATTCTGGCCTTAGAAGCAGAGAGGTCTTCTGCTGACTTGAAGGCAAGGGTGGAGCGGAAGTTTTCAGCGGCAGCTTGGGTTACAGAGCGTTCGGCATCGGTCATCTCGAAGCTGGCTTTGGGGACTGGGGGCAAGCCAGTTGTCTCTTGGGGTTCTGCTAGGGGCTTGGCTTGTCCTTTAGCAAGTATCTCATGCGCTGCTTGCGGTTTCATTGTGTCAACGTCCGACGCTTTATAGCCCAAGTCGTAAAGCCCCTGTCTCTGAGCTTTCGTAATCATAAACGGGACGCTTACTGTGGGCTTGGCTGATTCTGCCTTAGGGGCTTCGGGACGCTTAATGATGCCAGCCTGCTCTGGATCGAAAATCACATAGGAATCCCCAAATCCCTCAACTCTATTGTGGTATACAGCACCATCAAAGCCCTTGCTTGTTAGGAGGGCGATGAACTTAGCCTGCTTCCCCTTGAGTTCCAAAATTGATGTGATCGACTCAGCTTCACTAGCAGAAAGAGCACCTAGCCATTCCAGGTAATCCGTCCATCTGTTGATCTGTGCTGGGCCCTCAGCTACGGTATCGGGAAGCCGTATTGGGTTATTAACTTCAACGGACGCAGCGACAATAGTAGGAGCATGGCCCGGTCGCCGATGAACTAAGCTCTCCCCTCTGGCTTTTGCGGCAACTTCCGAACCAAAATGAGAAAGTGGAAGAAATCTATCAAACTCGGCACCTGTACTATGGTATAGCTTCCCTTTGAACGGTGCGCCCGCTCTACCCATCTCCTCAATAGGAACCCCTTCTCTTGCTATTACCGCTTCGATAGGCTTGGCGATTAAGGGCTTCACAGGTTCTATCTCCGAAGCTAGGGCAGGAACAGGAGGCAGCTTCGGTTCCATCTTCGGGCTGCCAAACGCATCTTCTATAAACCGATGCTCCATAGCATCACTCGGAAAGGGTTGATCTCCCCGTTCAGCAGCTTTGGCTATCCGTTCACCAACTGTCTCCGGCAACGTAGCCCTTGCCCACTTCGCCACGGCTTTCAGGGTTGGCTCATCTCGTTGTTCTATCAAGGCATGGAAGTTCTCATGTTGAGCAGCTTGGTCCAGTCTGGCTTGAATCTGCTCGGGCGTTTCACCTTTCTTCTGAAGCTGCTTAATCCGATCCGGGTTGACCTCTACTTTCAAGGTGTCTCGGTCGAGAGTGGTTATGCCGGACTTCTTGCTGCTCTTGGCTACGACTCCTTTAGCAGCAGGAGCTTTGGCTGCAATCGTTTCCTCAACGGGAACTTCCAGCTTGAGATCGAGGGCTGGGAGCTTCGGTAGCTCTTTAGGTAGTTCAGCAGCAACCGTTTTAACGCCTTCAGCAGCCTTTCCCCTGAGAGCAGAGATGCCAATTGGAGCGAGGATAGCTGCTGCTTCACCCAAGCCTCCTGCGATGTCGCCGCTACCGATTCGTTCTCCGGTGTGAGCAGCCATAGGCCCGACCATAGGCAGTCCAGCAGCTACCCAATAACCAAGGATTTCTGGATCGGCAAGAGCAGCCCTTCCATCCTTGTAGCCTTTCTTCTTGGTAAGCTCCTGAGCCTTTCTATACTCTGCAAGCTGGGGCTCTGCCCATAGGGACCAGAGCCTCTTTCCAGCGACAGCAGGTTTGCCTGTCAGGGAGTCAAGGGCAACCTTGCCTAGTTCGACTGGGAACTGGGCAAAGCCGGTTAGAGTATCGCTGGCTGCGGTGGTGAACTTCTCTATAGCAGAAGGCTTGTCCGGACGGACGAAAGGCTTTGCAGTGGGTTTGCCGGTTATAGAACTGACCTGAGTATTGGGTTTCTTGCCCCTCTCACGAGCCCCTATCTGAGTAGCAGATTCAACCGGCCCACTGACATAGCCCTGAAGCGTTTTAATCTTGTCGTTGATAGAAGGCGGTGGAGGCAGTGCCTTAGGCTGAGCAACGGCTTTGGGCTTACCCTGTACTTGCTGCGTTGCATCCCATGCTACATGAACATGATTACCCTCGTTAAGTATCTCAGAGAACCTTCCTCCATAGGTGTCCCTCATGTGATCGTAGAACTGTTTCATCTTGGCCGGATCACCTGCAAAATCGAAAGCATTGCCTGTAAGATGATGACTGGTAGGGCTGCCCCCAACGGCGGCATTATGCTGAGCATTACGTTGACCGGATGTAGTTTGGAGGCCAAACTTGTGAGCTTCTTTGGACAGGGTTTTGCTATCTATAGGTGAGACATCCATGTCAACCATGTCTCTATAGGTAGGATACTTGGAGAGGACTCGGCGGGTCAGTATATCGTCAGAGAGATCATTGTAAGCATCAGGGTGCTTCTTGCGAATACGAGAAGCAAACTCTTGGATTGATACACGGTCTGGCATTGGTCATCTTATTCCCATTGGATCACTGACTGCCTTGCTTTTGGGTTTGCCAGAGGGAACTGGCGCCATCTGCCTGCCGGAGAGCTGATCGATCTGGTTGGCGTTGTTCTGGATGGAGTCAACCGCGTTCTGGTGAGCTTGGTAAGCGGATTCTATTTCAGAGTCAAGCTGCTTCACCTGCTCGGCTACGTTGGCTTTTATCTTTTCGTCGGTTGCCGCTGTAGCAGCTTGAAGCAATGTTGCTCTGCGAAGCATGAGAGAACGAACCCTGCTTTCGGCGGCACTGACATCACGATCAGCGGTAGCAATAGCCAGCTTCAATGGAGTAACCTGCTCGATGAACTTTCTATGAGAGATCATCGAATCAGCCAAGCGGGTTGCATTGGTTACATTCGCCTTCCTCGTTGCAACCTGAGACTCTACATTCCGCCAGCGCATCTCCATGTCCTGATGCTTGTCTTTCTGGACTTGGATAACCATTTCACCTGCTTGCTTCTGGGCATCCACATCGGTTAGCTCGGGGTTGGCTGCTTTCAACGCGGCGGCGGTAGCGTTGATATTCTGGCTGGCCTTTGCCTCTGCGATCCTTTCATCATGCATCTTCTGCCGGTTGGCTATCTGGTTCTGGACTTCCATCTGCCTCTGCATTATTGCTTCTTGGTTCAGCCGTTGCTTTTCTAGCTGGAACTCGAACCCCGGTTTCTGCTGCTGGAACTTCTCACTGGCTGCTTCCAGTGGGGTGTTGAACATGGGATCGATGCCGGGGATAGCCGAGAATCCTCTAGGTGAGGTTCCTGTTTGCTGAATCTCTTGCTGGTAGCGATCCCTTCTGCCGGTTGGATCGACGGCTTTGACCTGTTCAGGCGAAGGCTTCGGGGCCATCTTTCCAGTGAACCCACCCATCGCTCCTTCTCGTTTACCCTTATTCCCTTTCGACCCCGGCTTGGCATTCAATATCTGCTGCATCTGCTGGAAGGCGACGGGCAGGAACTCGGGCCGGAAGTTCGGAGAGGCCATTGCTTCCTTGATGAAGTCTAGCTGAATCTGCCTGTCAGCCAAGTCCTGTTGAACCTGTTGCTGATGTTGCTCCCACATAGCATCAGCGGTGCCTCCCGCGAGGCCACCGAGTAGTCCTGAGATGAAGCCTTCCATTGGCATATCTAGTTAGTGGGCCGAGGCAACGGCATCCCCCGTTCTACGGGTTGGCCTGCTGCATTGAATACAGGTTCCCATCCACTGTGAATCAGCCTGCCCCAATCTTTGGCCCGTTGGATGTCTCTTGTAACTACATAGCACAACCGTAAAACTGCATCATTGGTACTATATGGAGTTTCAAGTGACCGAAAGCGTTTATCCCATACATCTCCAGCAAACTCTATATATGGGCTGAATGATAGGGCAGTTTTCATAGCTAGGCCCTTAGAGCATCGAGCATTCCACCGGCGCTGCCTGGATCAGGGATAGTATTATCATCTGAGCCACCTTTACTGAGTATCTGCCCGAGCAATCTACCGAGGCTCTGACCGATGCCTCCGGCGAACTGCCGATTAGAAAGCATCTTCGAGATGTCCTGCCCGCGCATTCCGAGGATACCGCTAAGCATAGCTGACAAGCCGCTCATCCCAGTGCTGCTCTCGCCTGATGACTGGGCCCCCAGTAAACCTGCAACCCCCTCCAACCCCTGAGCCGCCATAGGTCTAGCCTTGCTGAACAGCTCACCTATGTCATGGGCCTTCGAGAACTCAGCGCCAGCCAGCGCCGAAGTGCGTCCACCGCCTCGGGGCGAGAACTCCGAGATAGCCTTGCTGACTGCATCGTATTGACGGCCTGTAGCGTTGACCTCTGGGCCGAGGACTTCCATTAGCTTGGTGCGATCACCGCCAAGAATATCGGTGAACCAGTTGCGAACCGGATCGAGGGCTTTGTGAAACTGGCGCCAGTCCTTGCGGCCCTGTTGGAACTGTTGGTTGGAGCGGTCGCCAAAGGTCGTCAAGGTGTCTTGCAACTGGGTGTCGGTCTTGCTGCTGGAAGATGAGCCACCCTTGTTGCTGAGTAGCGAGCCTCCGATGGAGCCTGCTGCTCCTATGATTGCTGGGAGAAATGGGACAATGAAGGGCATTAGTCTTCTCCGGTTTCAGGCTTTCGTAAGTATACAGTATATGGCAAGAGTTTCATTCCATTTTCCACACAAATGTGGGCAATCCTTTCATTCTCCGCGAAGCTGTAGTAGGCACAGGGAACATTGTCCGCGATCTCGTTGATCTTCTCTATCAGTAGCAGGGCAACCCCCCGGTTGCGATAGTCTTCGCTGACCCAGATTGGCTCGAAGTGGGCCACAAGTTGGAGCACTCCACAACCTATGATGTCTCCGTTGGAGTCTTCGGCGACGGCTATCTGGCTCATAGGCGGTGCTGGAAGCTGGCCCCCGTTGGCGACAAACAGGAAGGCCAGCCGGTAGTATTCGTCGGGGGGTAGAATCCTGATCTTTACCTCGTTAGCTATCCACTCTTTTCTCTCTGGTTGGCTGCTCATTAGATATTCCCCGTTTGCAGCTTAACATAAGCTGTGGCTATGGCTGTAGAGCCGGTTATGGAACCGAGGGTAGCGGGCAGGACTCCGGCTACACTGGCATTGGCAGCGGTTCCCTTCTGGGCGAAGCTCTGGTTCAACACGGCGTCGGCGGTTGCATCGTTATTAGCCGACCTGAAGGCGCCGGTAGTGTTGTCCATTGTTACTGCCAGCCAGTACCAGCCGGGGCCAATAGTCACCGCTCCAACGGTTGCTTCGATTGCTCCCGTTGCAGTCGTGCTCTGGGCTCCGCTGGCTACCAGCTTTGCGCCGGCTGAGCTGTAGACCCCGACTCCAAAGAGCCCGCCAGCGCTGGCTATCCCGATGTAAGCAGTTATCCGAGTAACGATCAGGGGTAGAGGTAGCAGGAACTTAAAGACCTGTACTTCATTAGCAGCCCCCATAGTCTGATTGAAGTTCAAGCCATTCAGGGTTGCTGGAATAGGGAGCAGAATATAAGGATGATCCGCTGAGTCGAGCAGCGGGAAGTCAGCGCCTACAAGGTTCCTAAAGGTAGGGGCAGCAGCCGCACCGCTGGCTGGTCCTGCGAATACGACATTAGAGGCTTGGTTTATCTTAGCGAAGCTCAGGGCCGGAGTTGAGGTAGCCGTTGCTACGGTTGTGGTGAACAGTGGAGAAAGATTGCCCGAGCTGAAGATGGTAACTGTGCCGGGGTTTGAGACTGGCAAGCCAGGTAGGTTAGTAACGTTGAGTGGGGCTGAGCCACTGGCTTGTAGCTCGTTTCTGATACTGGCTGCATCGGTGGATTGGTTGGTTGTAGAGCCAGCGGCAGATTCAGCAATCCTCAGCCTTCGCCATAGTTCTCGAATAGTCTGATCTACAAGCCGGGGATTAAGGCTCTTGCCGTCGCCTGTAAGAATGGTTGGTTCATTGGGCATTTAGCCTTCTACTCAGTGATCCCGCTCGTGTTGCGCCGCTTCCGATGCGGCCTTCAGCGCCCAGAGCAAGGCGATTATGAACCCAAGGATTAGCGCGGCCGCGACGTGCCCCGTGGCGGCCAATACTATCAGTAGCGCGACGATGATTATCCCGACCGTAAGGAGCATAAGGCTCTCCATGATGTTATTCCAGTCACCGCGTCTTGGATTAGAGTCGCCCATTAGCTTTCCTGATCGTGCGGCCACAATTAAGACAAGCGGTTACGTTTACGTCGATCACCACCGCTTGCTTCCCGCAATGCGGGCATGGCGCGGTTTCTTCGGCCGGAATAGTTTGTTTCATACCTCTCCTGTTTGAAGAAACTGGGGCTCGCGATCCTTGATCGCAGCTTCGATCATTTCCTCGAACAGCGCCACGTACTCCTCGGCGCGTTCAGCAGTAAGCCCGTCTTCGATCAACATCTGAACTAGCTTCTCTCTCATGGCCGCTCCTGTATCAACCTGCCGCCACAAGTGCAGTGCTGCGTCCGCTCGGTTGACGGGAACCGGCGAGAGCACGCAACGCAGACGAAGTATTTAATAAAGCTCATGGCAATATGCAACCTGGGTCTGCCGTGCATCGCAACATGCAGTTACAGTAGCTCTGTTCGCAGACACTCGGCGGATACCCCGCCAAGCATCCATTGTAGAGTATCTCACACCGGGTCTCGCAGGTCGGCACTGGCCTGAATGCCGCAGTCAGCACGAGTAGGCTCAAGATTGCGATGAGTAGTAGTCGTCTTTTCATGGCAGTCATCCTAACACACCCACGTTCCTAGTACCCTCATAAAACGTCCCGCCGGACGCCTCAAACATTATCAGCGACTTCTTCCCCGCTACTCCAGTAATGACTCCATTGCCACTTAGCCCGGTTCCAAGCGTGATGACGCGCGGAAGAATCCCGTCATTAGTGATAAGTAGGGTCAGAGTCTGGCCGTCAATTGGCGTGTCGCCATTAAGATTGACCGTGCAGTTTTGGGCAGCCGTCCAAGCGACTTGATGATGTCGAAGTTTAGCATCGACGGTGACAGTGATCGTTGAGCCAGGGGTCGGGGCTATGACATTCACGCTACTGGTTTTTGGCATCACTACCTCTCGGTGAATTCGTGAATGAAGTCAGTTCCGAAACGTTCATTAAGAAAGCGGGCAAGCTTCTCGATGTCGATGATAACGCGCCGCCCTGTGGTGGTGTACCTTGTGTCATGAACAAAGAAGCCGTCCTTGTCGTGACTAGAAATCTGCAAAGCCGTGCCTCCGGCATCTATCACGAACATTTCACCTCCGCTAGCATAGAAACTCGCGCCATTTGTTAGTGTTCCTACGGGAGCAGTGCCGTTGAATAACGATAAAGTGTTGGTTCCTTCAGTTGTTCCGCGAGCGGTAGTCGCACCGAGCTTGACGTTTCCGCTCTTCTCAACCCTGAAAAGGCTAGAACTACCTATTTGCAAATCAAGTAAAGGAGAGCCCGCAGCGCTGGCAGTATTGGTGACGTTTAATCTAATCCCCTGAAGGACCGTACTGCCTTCGTTCCAAGTTCCCGCAATGTCCAAGAAGGGCCAACCTGCTTCGGTGACGGTGCCACTGGTGATACTAATTGTATGCCGATTGGTTGTCGCAAAATATGTTGTAGTAAAATCATCGCTGACAATTCCAAACCCCATTGAGCCTATCGAAACATTATTCCCGGTTCCTCCGATCCTCAGCAGAGCGCCGTTATCAGTCTCGATTCCCTTCGTGTGCGCAAAGTGCAGATTACCATTGGAACTGTTAAACAGAACCGTGGATTCACCTACAACTCCACCATTGTCGTAGAGGAGCTGCGCGGTAGTACCACCCGTGATCGTGGTAGTGCCAACCGTGAGCCCGCCGCCGCCTCCGCTCGCGCTCAACGTCGTGCCGGTCATCGTGAGGCCAGAACCGAGCGTGATTTCTTCAAAGTCGCCCGCGCCCGATGCTGAACCGCGTCCGACAAGCTTGCTTGCGGCAGTTGCCGGAACAAAGTTGGCAAAGGCTACGTCATTCAGCGCAGCCGAGAGAATCTTTCCCACTGAGTCAGTCAGCGTGGTCGGCCCCGAACCAGTCTTGAGCAGTCCACTGACTGTCAGATCATCAGCAAACGTAGCCTTCTTAGTCGAGAGGATTGTCAACGCGGTCGCCAGCGCGTTCAGCGATGAGCCGGTAGAGCCAGCCGGGGCGACCTTGAGGACCAGCGATCCGCCGATTCCCGTTCCTGTCCCCTGTGAGCCTGAGAGCGTGAAGTCCGCGCCTGCTATGTTAGTCCCGCTGGCATTCTGCATGCTCAACGTTTGAGCAATCGGAGGATTTGCTGCGAGCTTCCCAAGCCTGAAGTTATCCGCCGCCGCACGACCAATGATCGTGTCTGTCGAAGTAGCTCCGAGTATCAGGTAAGCATCGGCTCCGGTGCCGAGGTAAAGGTTCGCTCCTGAGATAACGTGAGAGGCTGAAACGACTGAGCCATTGGTTGTGGTGACAGCCGAAGCCGTGAAGGGACCGTTGACGCTTGAGTTCCGAGCCATGAACAAGCCAGCCATGTTTCTCAGTGCATCAACGTCTCTTATACGAATGATCGTTGGATGAACGATAACCCCCGGTACTGTAATAGCAGTCAAGGCTCCCCAAGTGGAGCCGCCATCGGTTGACTCCGCGTACTTGATTCCGAGTGAGGGAAAATGATCGACGTAGAGCCGGTAGGTATTGGTTCCGGTCTGAACGATGTTCGGCCCCTCGATCGTGTTTCCCCAAGAGTTCCAGTCACCCGTATGGAGCGCAGTATAGCCGCTAGTCAAGCTGGTCGAGGTCGCAACCTCAATGAAGGAGTTTGTCGGCTGATTGCTGTACCAAAGTTGATAGTTAGAACCCAGCTTCAGGATAAAGGGATCAATCGCGCTGACCGGAATTCCAGTGCCAGTCACCGTAACCGGAGTGCTCCATGTAGTCATCGCCACATTGGTAGGATGAACCTCATGAATCTGATACGAGACGCCGGTGTCAATGCTGGTTGTGACGAAGATGTGAATCGAACCATCGGTGTCCACGAACCACTCGGGCGCGTAGACCCGATTTACACCTGTCACTGCCGACATATCAACGCTCTGAACAAGCGTCCAGTTGGAGAGATCGGGAGAGCTTATGACATCGAAGGTCGTACCGCCAAAGTTATTCGTATGAGCAACCCAGTATAGACCACCACTTTTCATGATCGACGGATCACGAACTATCGAGGGGCTGACTGGCGTGTAGACCGCACCTGTCGTTGGATCGTTGCTGTTCAGGAAGTTGAAAGTCTTGCCGTCGTTCGAGGCAACAAGGTAGAGAGCCTGGGTATTAGTGAAGCAGGAAGCAAGGTAGATTCCTTGGCCTTCCGTGTTCAGGGCACCGAGAGACATAAAGCCTTGAACATCGAGAGCAGAAGCAGGGGCTGTAGTGCCGATGCCGAGCCTCTTGTTGGTGGTATCCCAGAAGAAGGTAGCGTTATCTTGAGCCAGAACCGGCCCCGCTCCTATGAAGGGAATAGAGCCAGTTGTTCCGCTGGTTACAGTGCCCCCGATGGACATGCTGCCGCCACCGCTTCCATTAGCCGCTGCTGTCAACCTGCCCTTTGAGTCCACCGTTATGTTGGCACTCGTGTAGCTGCCGGGGGTTACAGCGGTGTTGGCCAAAGTAGTCGCCATAGAGCCGCTGGTGGTCACGTCGCCGGTGAGATTGCCCACGGTTATGTCAACACCACCGTTGCCCTTGATTAGCTGATTGGCTGTAAGAGTTCCTGTATGAGTAACGCTTCCGGTTCCGGCGCCGGGACCAGCAGTAGTCCATGTGTTAGCTGAGGTGCATATCTTCAGCAAACCGCTGGACGTGTTGAAGAAGATGTTGTTGCCGCTGGGCTGGCAAACAGCAGGATCGCTAGTCCCGAATGCAATCTTTCTAGCAGGCCCGCTGACCTGTGCTGAGGCACTGATCGAGAGCAGCAGGATTGTGACGATCCAGAGTAGACGTTTCATTAGGCGACCTCACCCTCGAAGTGGAACTTTAAGCTGTTGGCTGAGCCTCTGATCCAGTAGTCATGAGTCTCTTTGTTATTAAGTAAATTCCCGCTACCCACCGTCCAGTCATCGCCGGGGCCAAGAAGGATGCCGTAGACCGTTGAGCTTACCCCGGCAGGGCCGATGTAGATATCCCCAGCGTTGGCCGGATCAGCGGTGAGCGTCCAGCCCGAGTAGCGAGCAGAGGCTCCAGCATCGCCTCCGGTTCCTGCGCCAGCGACGGCTTTGATGCAGTCGCTCAGCCTATGGGATATGCTATCAGCAGGTAATGAAATTGTTCCCTTGTAAGGTCTAGCCATCAGGAAGCTCCTTTGGGGTTAAGCGTGGGCCGGATTAAGTGTTCGTACCGAAGCTGAAAAGATCATCTAAGCCTCCAGCCCACGACCGCGATTGTACCACAAAAATCTAAGGGGCAGAGAGCTTTCTCGTGGCAGGAACCAGAATAGGCGCATAGTTCTAACTCTGCCCCCTTGCTCGGCAGTCTATCATATTGCAGCGCCTTTGACTCGGCTAATGTCGCCAAACGGTTTCACAGTAACGTAGCCACCGCCTGCCCCCCATGACCGGAATCTTATCTCCAAATCTTTCTGAAAAACCCGAAAGCCCGCCGCCGAAACCAGCTTAAAAGTAACCGACTTGAACTTTCTGGCCTGAGTCACGATGTAGGTTTTCTTGTAGACCCCAATGCCGTGGTTGATGGTATAGGTATCCGTTATCGGAGCATTTGTTCCATCATCCGTGATGATTGAGAACGTCAGATTAGCCGTGCTGATATGGGCTATCTGGACTTCTCTGATGTGCAGAAAGCCTGTTCCATCCAGCGTAGTAGGTTGGGTTATCCAGTCAGTAACCAGCTCAGGCGAGGGCTCGAAGACCCAGCGCCACTTGAACAGCTTCCAAGGGTCGGAGTCGTTGCCGAGGATTCTGACCAAGTGAGCGATGAACGGGGTTGCAAAACTGTAAGCCTGCTCGCTTCTGCCGTTGTGCTGGATGATGGCCAGCGTTCCAGCTTGAGTAGCCATCACTCCGTTGGTTCCAGTATCGGCTTGGATCAGGATAGACTTGGGAACGTTGCCGGTGTCGGCTTCGATGATGATGCCCTGAACAAACTTCGCCCCATCGTAGCCGAGATCATCCATGTCTGTAGCGCGTAGTGCTGAGTCTTCCGGCCGGGGGAGCCACGAGGGTTCCCAGCCGAACAAGGAGCCTTGGCCGTTCCAGCTAAGGCTGAGGATGATGTTTCTAGCCTGAATCCCGTTACCGCTGTTTAGGTCTTCAATCTGCTGCGTTCGGCTTGCCGAGATAGCCAGATTGGTCAGTGGAGTAGTAGCCGGAATATTGTCGAACCCAGCACTGGCCGCTATAGCAACGCTGCTCAGATAGTCAACGATCAGGTCAGCCCAGACCTTCTGGGCTCTGAAATCTCCGGCGTCGAAGGCTCCGGTTTGCAGGGCACAGCTTATAGGTGTTCCGGCATCAGTCAACGCTGTTTGTAAGAACTGATAAAGCCTTCCGTCGCTTCCACCAAGTAGAACCGATCGCACGCCTCGGCCTTCTTCCTGATAGTGAGTACAGGCCATCGGCGTGTAGGCATCGTAGCTCCAACCGTTGAGCAGGGTGTTGTAGACCAATGTATGACGCATTCCAGCAAGGTCAACGAAATCGTAGTAGAGCATTCCATCGGCGTAGTTCAGGTCCATCGAGTTAGGCTGGCTGAAATCAGGTGGTGAAATACCGTTGACAGCTACACCGGGTTGACCGTCATGGGGGAACAAAGGATAGAGGTCAGAGGTAATGAGCTGAGGCTCGGCGCCGACTGTTTCATAGATGCCATCTTGGGCTATGAACCACATCTTGGGGCCGACTGCGAGGGCAAAGCGGGCGAACAACCCTTTGCCGTTTGGTATCTCATTTGGTCTTGCGGTGAGCCGGTTGGTCAATGGGTCCGGCTCCATCGAGATAGCCCACATTCGTTGGGTTGACCAGACATAGGCTCTGCCATCGTAGACACAGCCATTCATCAGAGGTTCACTGGGACTGGTTATTTCAACCTGGTTCTTCTCGTCTGCGCTATCGGGGTCGTTGCCGTTGGTCCAGAACAATGTGCCTGGTTGGTTAGGGGCACCACAGGCGAACATGAACACGCCTCCAATGCCTTCGCCGAATGGCCCCCACATAGCAGGCAACGGTTGGCCTTGAATCAGTGCATCCGGGATGAAGAAGCTGACGCCGCCTAGAGTGCCAAGGTTCTCTACGGTTTCAAGCAGGATCGTGGATATAACTCTATAGATAGTAGCTGGAACTCCATTAACGATAACCTGTGATCCAGCAGCCCAGTTGACGTTGAACGTGTCTCCCCCGGTACGACTGACCGAGGTTCCGCTGACGTTGCAGGTTCCGGTTCTCGGAATGTCACTTAGCGGGAAGGGCTGGAATTTTCCGAAATCGATCCTTGGGTTTGAGGCTATAGAGTCATCTGGAAAGTCATCGTTGAACACGACTCCGGTGTTGGGGCCGGTGCCGAGGTAAATCCAGTCGTTGAGAGAGCCCCCAAAGCGATACCAGTCTACTTTGTCAACCTGAGCATCGGCTGAAACAGTAGCAACAAGCTGGACTCTCTGACGCTTGGGCAACACCCCGCTTCGAGTAGCCGGTGATGGATAAGACCGAGCGCCGCTCTCGCTTGCTCTGTAGACGTAGCGATATAAGTAGGGCGTGCCGATGTCGCCGGTGTCTGGGCCAAAGGTTCCGCCTATCCACCATGAGTCGAAGATTACATTGGCGGCGGCGGTAGATACCACTAACAACCGCAGAGCCTTAATGTCCTTCAGTCCTACTGTAGAATCTGATCCTACTCGTATAAGCTCCCCCACCTTGATTTTGAACAAGGTTCTTTGTATGTCCCCAGAGACACCACTGGTAGATGAGGGATCGGGGGTTACAACCGGGGGATCGATAAAGCCCCCATCACCACCGCCTCCTGCAAGCTCGTCTATCCTTGCCTGAAGATTCCTGAGTCTTCTGGGATTAGCATTCCGCTGGGTTAGCTTGGCTAGTCTGTTCTGTAGCCTCGCCCTCGTTTGAGCAATGCTTTCATCTGCGCTGGTAGGTGTTTCGTCCACGATCTTCTTGGTGATAATCTCCGACTTCGTATCAACCGCAGAGCTTGCTTGGTTTAGCGTAGAAGTAAGATCAGAAGGCCGCAGGGTTCCGATGAAATAGTTCTGGGTAAAGTTATTTGTAGACTGATCGCAGTCCAGCATAACCTGGACTTCCGTGGTGCGAGCAGGCTCAGTAAAGGTGACTATAATGTTGATCTCGTCAGTGTCCTGTACGACTCTGCCACTGATGTTTGAGAGGTCCAGTGTGATAATTCGATCAGCATAGCCGGTTCCGGCAGCAGCCATTGTCAGTTTGACGGACATCTGGTTCAGGATGTCTCCAGAAGCAGAACCCCCACCTATGTAGGTTCCAGCCAGAAAGACCCTAAAGGAAGTAAGACCTGTTATGGGTTCTCCTGCCACATGGTTCAGGGTTGTAGAGCAACGAATGCTGGGGACATCATCAGGGCCAATGGAAACAGAGAGCACTCGAACGACTTCGGTGTTGATCTTTATCAAGGCATTCGGGCTGGTCCTGTGATGAGAGGGATGGCTGACTACTATGGTACAGAGTCCAGTTGAGCCCCCATCATAGGTAATGGAAGAAACCGTTCCGCTTTTCATCGCAGGCAGGACTTCTTCTATGACTGCATTTTCGTTAGCTGCGCCGTGGGCGAAGTTGACATAGGAGCCTGCAACCATGCTGTTCAGAAATGTTGTTGGATTGATAGAGGCCCAGCCGGTTGAGCCGGTATCGTAGAGGATGTTTTCTATGAAAGTGCTGGCTGTTGGAGTGCTGAGGGAGCAGTTAGTTGGGGTGTAACTGGCGCTCGACCTCAAGGTATCAATGGTTGCCCTCGTTGGCCCCGGAAAGGTTGGGATCGCAACTCCACCTAAGCCTGTTGGCGGCGCACTCGGGGGTGCGGTGCCTTGATTCCTGAATGTTCCAGATACGTTTATCTTCCCACTCTTGCTCGCATCCCCGATATACATCCAGGGCTCGGGGGATTGTTCTGGCCTGAAGGGAACAAGTGAAAGCGGTCTGCCACTGAAGCCACTGGCTCTCAGGGTGTAGGCGTTGTGGGCTCCGTTGTCGCTATAGAGGCTGGTTCCAGCACCAACTACTCGGGCGAAGCTCTGGGTTGCAGATGGAAGGTCGTTGTTCAGCCGGCGAACCGAATGGACTATCAGGTCGGCCATTGCTGAAGCGTTGATGGCGGTTAAGCCCGGTCTGGTGTCCAGCCTGCCGAGGACGAATTGGCGGAGGTTCTGGTAGATAGCTAGTTCAGAGCTGTCCAGCTCATCTATCGCCTTGGCGAGTTGCAGGCCACGAACCGCGAATCTCTGGGTTGCCCTGCTATGGCGAGTTGCGCTCATGCCGCTGCAATCCTCATAGGTCTTCGATCAGCTTCTCTCTGGCTCTGAGAGCGAAGCTCGTCTTCAAGCTGGGCCTGTGCTCTAAGTCGGTCATTGTTGTCCGCAGCTAGTCGGAGCATGTTCTGGGCTAGCGGCATTGTAGCTTCCCACTCAGCGCCGCCTTCCTTGAATCGAGCAAGGTATTCAGCGTAGTCCAGCACTACGTCAAGGTGTTCTCTAGCAAGCTGAACCTGCGCTGCATCGTTAGCTGGAATGGGAGCGTTGCGAATGCAGTCTATGGTTACGCTGGAAGCAGCAGAGGGAACAGGGGAGAAGCCGATCAGGTTCAAGCCTGCCATTGCACCTACCGTTGGAGTTCCACTGTTAGTCGCTATCGTCTGCCAACCAGGGTTCATTGCGTCGAGGGACTGGAGATCAACAATCGGGGTCTGTGCCCCATTGACTTCAAGGTTCAGAACAGAGCCGGTTATCTTGGCTATCATTACGCCTTCGGCGTAGCGTTGCTCTGCATGAGCTGCGCGAGCAGGATCTCTGGCTTCGCCGTCTCTGCTTAGAAGGTCAGCAAGAGCACCGAACTTTATAGCCCAAGCAAAGTCGTCTGGAATTCCAAGGTCAACTCCGGTTGCTACATCGAGAGCCTGGCCAGCATTGATGGTCAGCAGATGGATAGAGCCGTTGGCATCTGGGATTGGGCCAAGCTGCAAGGTTATCGGAGGAACTACGATCGTAGAGTAAACCTGTGGGGTTCCACCTGTGGTTGCCCAGCCCACTAATAACGAGTTCAACTGCCTCTCATCAGAGCGCCAGAGCGTTGAGTAGACGTTATCGAGGTTCTTCCAGACAGCACGCCGGACATCTATGATTGAGTCGTTCAGGGGGACTCTGCCGTCGAACGGTGAGCCAGCCGCAATCTCAGAGGCCGTTATAACGCATCCAGTTTCGAGAAGGAACTGATCTCGGCGTCTTTGGATGGCCTTGACCAGATCGTCCATGGAGAACTGCTCTGTGCCGCCCCACGTCGTTGATGAGCTGAAGTCGTTGACTGGCTCCATCAAGGCATACTGTAGGTCGTTTACGAGATCACGGTCGGTCAAGGTTCTTGGAATGAGAGAACCAGTAACGTTGGCGAGATCGTAGAACGGCGTAGCCGCCGTGTGGTTGAACGTGAACCGGCCCCGCTGAACTGTAGACATAGATTGCCATGTTCTAAGAGCTTCCTTGAGCACGGAGCGAAGGTGGCCTTGAGGGAAGAAAACCATGCCGCCATCCGCCAGCCGTGCTGCAAGCTGGCTTTGCATCTGGCTGAAGTTCAAGTAGGCATATGGCATGAGTTCAGGGCTTCTTTACATCAGTGCCGATGGAACCTTTGCTGGTTGGGCTGTCTCCCACCACTATGTCCTTGGATGGAGCCGGGGGCATAAAGCTCATCGTCTGTAGATCAATCTGCCATGTCTCATCGACCTTGCACTTCACCCGAGCTTTCAAGAGAGCAATCTGAAAGTCCTTGTTTGCATCGACCACGGCTTTATAGGCATCGATCACGGCTTGGCGCTCTGCAACAGGGATTGCAATCGGGGTAGCCACGGCGACAGCCGGTTTCTCATCAGCCCTTGTAGGCAGGGAACTATATACTCCAAGCAGAAGCAGAATAACCAATAGTTTAAGCTTCATCGTTTCTCCTTTTAGTTCACGCTTCTTGCTACTTCATACCAATTAGTTCCGCTCTTGACAAGGGTGATTGAGTCATCGGCTGTTGTAACAAAGTTGCCTGCCAGCTTTAGGTTTGATCCGTCTGTAAAGGTAAGAACCCCATCGAAGATGAGGGTAATGGTAGTACCATCTATAACCCCGGCTGCATCGACACTTGTTATGGTAGTTGTGCCCGTAACGTGAAATGAATTACCTGTGGGGGCTATAGTAGCTGCGCTGGCAACATTGGCCCCCTGGTATAGATTGGTTATTCCTGATGGATTTATTCCCAGTTTTAGATTGGCCGTGATCGACCCTAAGGGATTCCCAAGCCTGGTGGCTGACTGGTAAATGCCAAAGTCCCCGAAGGCAACGTTATCTGTACGCAAAGCCCAGTTGCGAGTGCCTGTGTTAGAATTGTTGCTATAGAAATCCAAGCGTTCCGAACTGGCATCTGTTAAGCCTTCAACTCTAAGAGCAAAGTCTGTACTGTTGCTATAGACATGAAGTGGCGTAGCAGGAGCATTGGATGCACCTATTGCTACTAAATCACGGAATGATCTAATACCCCCTAACAACCCTACATCAGTGCGAAATCGGATGTTTGCGGAATCCGTTGGGATAGTCTCACCATCAACAGTTGCAAAGGTATCAATATCAATTCCCCGCCCAGTAGTAGGTGCCCAAGTTGCTAAGTCCTCTAACTTGGTGATGGAACCATGAAGGCTGTCTATCTTGATGGATTGGGGAAAAGTTGGCTGACTGGCAATGGGCCGGATTTGGATTTCCCCAACTAATCCTATAAAGGTGTCACTGTCTGTGAAACCAAGCCTAACTCCGATATTCGATCCGCCTTGTAAGGTAAACCTTACTCCATCTAGCGTGAGCTGTGAAATACTTCCTGTTGGTGCAACGTTGATGCCCTTTGATCCTGCTATGCTTGAATTAGCATAGAAGTTTCTGACTGTTGGGGCATTGGCCAGGTCAAAGTCTCCTGTAGGGTTTGGATTGTAATGATCGATGACGAGGGCGAAATCTTTATGGTTGATAACCTTCGCATCATAAATCATCAAGCCTTCGGCACCAGTTGAACTGATGGCGGTGTTGGCAAGAGAGTTGGCGTCGAATAATAGGTGCTCGAACCTTATACCTCCTATCGGCCCGGTAACGGTGAACATTGTTCCACCGCTTGCCCCGGTCCACTTGAAGCTAGACGGATTGACTGCCCCGGCCATGTTCAGCAGATGACCACTGGCCCCTCGGATGACAACGTTATGCCGAGTCGATGCAGTCGTGGAGGTTCCATTTCCAATCGTGATGTTTGAAGCGATAGCGATGGTCTTGCCTTGGGGAACTTCTATAGTTCCCCCAGCAGCAGGAATCGTTGTACTGATCAGAGTAGCCAGAGCAGCAGAGTCATCGGTTGTTCCATCACAGGTTAGATAAGCACAGGCATTGTAGACTGCCCCACCCTTATCATAGATTGGGCCAAATAGGTTTCCTGTAGTCAGTTCCAGCTTGTTGCTGCTAGCAGTCAGAACTGGATCGGTGCCGGATAGATCAAAGGTAATAGTTCGGCTGGCTTGAGTACCGTCGAACAGGTTGAAGCTGGCAACCTGTGTAGCTGGCGTCCAGCTAAAGGTAGGATTCCCGCCTGTTCCGTCAGTGTTGGTGATGCCCATGCCGGTTCCAGCCACGAAGCTACGAGCGGCGAAGGCCCCAGCAGAGCTTTGAACAATCCACCCGAGCGATGTACCAAGGGATGCGAGGGCGTCTGCGGTGACGGAGCCAGTGCCGATCTTGGCTAGCTTGCCGGTGGTGTCTACTCTGATTCCATTGGCAGTGCCCCCGGCTGTTACCTGGAATGGATTGACTGTTGAGGTTGAGAGCGTATCGATAGCAACCAGCAGCGGAGTACCTGCTGCTGCTGATGCGGTGTTCTCGCCTATTCTCCAGCCTATCTTGCCACTGGTTGTGAGAGTCCACTTCCAGATTTGAGCGTTGTCGCCGCTGTTCAGAGTGTTGGAAGTAGTAGCTGCGGTTATACTGCTGAGAGCCGTTGCAGCCGAGCCCGCACAGGAACCGAATGTCGGTACGCCTCCATCGGTTGCTTGTAAACAGAGGGTTCCAGCACCGCCTGCTGCCGTGGTGATGAACTTGGAGCCGTCGTAGTAGAAAGCTCCATTGGTTGAATAGCTAGCACTGGTTGTGTTGGTTCCACCCCGAGCAAGGCTGAAGACACCACTGCCGATTGCTGCTGTGTCGAGAGGGCCCCCGCCTGCTGCGTTCTGGTGGCTATGCTGGGCTCCGGTGAAGTCGCCAATGTTGGGAGCAACCAGCGTCTTGTTTGATTCTATCTGGCTCTCATTAAGGTTAACAACGGTACGGTTAACTCCGTTGGCTCCATATTCCAGAGTATTGCTGGTTGAGTCATAGGCTAAGCGGCCACTGACCGTTGGATTTGCGCCCCCTGCAACTGGGATTGTAAAGGAAGAAGCAGCAGAGAAATCCTGAGCCCCTGCGCTGAACGTGTTGCCTTGATCGGTGTAGACGGTTGTGCCAAGGGTTCTGGTTTTGGCGAGCGTTCCAGACCAGCCCATCGTGAACGTGTGAACTGTGCCTACGCTATTGATTCCCAAGGTTACATTAACGTCATTGCTATTGGAGAAGGTCTGGCTTGCTCCGGTGAGTCCGTTCAGAGATGTGATGCCCGAGCCAGCGCCGCCCCCGATGGCTCCCCATACACCGGCTTGGAAACCGTTGAACTGGCCAGTGGTGCTGTTGTAGATGAACAGGCCATTGGCCGGGGAAGAGATCGCATCGCGTTGAGTCGTGGTCAGCCGAGGAGGAAGCAAGCCTTGGGTTGTGGACGTTAGATCGAGCAAGGCTGAAGCAGCAGGGCTGGTGTTGTTGATGCCGATGCTAACGGTGTTGTCGGTGATCTGGCTGTTGGTTATAGACGAGGTTCCAGACCACTTTGGAACCCGGCCACTGGTGCCCGAGCCGCTGAGCGGAGACGAGGAGGCATCAGCTATCTTGACGGTTCGGATCGTTGTGGCTGAGAGCCCGGAAGCCGTTATCGAAACGTCATAGCTCCCGTTGTTGGCATAGAAGGCCCAGTAGCCGGTTGTGGCATCGGCAGTGAAAGGATTGGCTTTGGGCGTCCCAGCGCCGTCGCTGAAAATGGTCGAGAGGTTTGTCGATCCGGCGTCGAACACACTGACGGTACAGCCTACATAGGTTCGCTGGACCTTTGTAGACGATGACACTCCGTTGGTGACAACTGACTGCCCGCCCTTTTCACAGAAGCCGGTTACGGGGCTTTGAGCCGAGGCCCAGGGGGATAGACAGCAGAGCCAGAATAGAAGTAATCCAAGCCGCTTTTTCATGATCAGTGAACGTAGGCTTTACCCCAGACTGGGCGCTTGGCGAAGTCAGCTATTGGGTCATGGCTGGGACGAGAGGTGGCTGAGATAACGGGAGCCGGGGCGTGGTTGGCGAACAGCGACAACGCAATGTCTACCAAGCCCAGAGCAGCCATGATTCCAGCCCTTACGCTTTCGTCTTTAAGCTGCGGAATATCGTGGGCAATGATGTCATCCAGCAGCCTGATGGACTCAGAGAGATAGCCTCTGATCTCAGTAGCCGTGCTGGTTGCTACCGTGTCTCTGAGCTTCGTGGCTATGGTCAGCCCTTGGTCGATCTTGGGCAAGGCGTTTGGTAGAAACTGAGAGATCAACGGGCGAGCTTTGCCAAGGCCGGTGATGATGTCGCTGGCATACATCACAAAGTTGTCCTTGCTTGAACCGGGTGTGTTGGTCTTCGGAGCACAGCTTGCCAGCAGCAGCGTGAGCACCAACGGAAGGATCGATAGTTTTCTCATGGGTTTCTCCTTTGTGTAATGTCATCCTTGTTGACATTCACTACTTGGCTTTGAACCGCTTCAGGTGGTGGCGGGTTGTCGGATTTTATAACCGCCGCACTCTTTCCAAAATCCGTGATGCCTTGGGCACCGATGAGCACACCGAAGATAGTAATGATCGTGGTTACATCTTCTGGGGCCAGAACGATATTGTGCTTGGCAGCGAAGGCAGCAAGCATTCCGGCTAGGGCAGTAATGACCTTAGCCGAGGTTAGAAGGCGTTTGAGGGCTTCGATGAGCCGTTCGGTGAAGGTGTTCATCAGCCTCCTATGGGGAATCCAAAGGTTGCAAGGCCAAGCAGCAGGAACAGTATGAAGATCAGGAAGTGCCCACCAATGTTCGGGTAGACCGCACCTGCTCCACCCCGAGGCCAGTACCACACGAAGCCGAGGATGATCCAGAGGAGCATGATGAGCCAGAAGATGAAACCAATGCTCATCTGACCACCGCCTTCTCGAAGCAACAGTAGTAGGATTGGCATAAGCTACTCCTTAGAAGCGAAAGGGGTGGCCCGCCACCCCGATCTGGTTACGCCGGCTGGTCGTCGGCTGCAAGGTCAGTCGTGCTCTGAACGAGAGCGGCTGTTGCGGCGCCGATTGCATCGTTGTTTGCGGTGATCCGGTCGGTTGCAGCCATCACGCCCGCTTTGAGTTGATCCAGGTTGGTAGCGTTAGCTACGAGGTCTGCGACTTGCTGAATCTCCTTGGTGATTGCATCGGTTGCAGCCGTGGATGCGGTTTGGAACGCCGTAAGCGCCTCGGCCTGGGCGTCGAGTTTTGCATTAAGATCATCGATTTCTGCCATGATTTTCCTCTGCTCCTTCTTTAGTTGTTTGACTTCGCGTTGAATGTGTTGCACGACTGCAAGAATTTCTTGTAGAACGTCCTGATTGCCGCGCTTGGTTGTAGCAGTGGGCATTGTCGTTACTCCGGTCACTTGCTAGAGAACAGCTTCACGATTGCACCGCCGATGACGCCCGCGATGGGCACCACGACGAGCATGATTCCGATGAGCCTGTTGTGGGCCTTTTCCATCGCTTCAATCCGTCTTTTCAATCCCTCGATTTTCTCATCTGCGCGTTCAAAGGCGGCATCCTTAGCCGAAGCATTTTGCTTGATCCAGTCTTCATACTTGTCCAGCGTAACGTAGGTATGAGCCGTTTCTACAGCCTGCTCGTGGGCGTGGTTGAGGCTGTTCAGCCGCCGCTCGTATTCCTTCGCCTGCAACTTGAGCGCACGGCGAACAGACCTGCTCTCTGACTTCCACAGCCTGTTGAAGTGCATGTGGAGCGTGTCTATACTCCACCCGCTCACATTGCGTTCTGTCTCGCCGCTCATTCACAATAGCTCCTGATTCGTTACAGCTTCGTATCAAGCCACTTCCTGCGCTTGTCGTTGAGCGCCCGCTGGCGCTTGATCGAGTCAGCCATCGCCTTCCTGATGTCGGCGCAAATGCTTTCCTGCTCAACTAAGTGCAGAGAGGCATCTTCTTTCAACAGATTGTTGTTCAGCAGACCACCCCCCGCTTCCACAATCTCATCACCGAGCTGCTTTGCACCTTTGAAGGCACATAACAATGAATAGGAATCAGCATCGAAGTCCAGCTTATCCAAGATTACCTTGTCCGGTAGTGCGGGCATAATTGGTTCCTCACCTTCTAGCGTCCACTTTCAGTTCAAGTGCGGCTATGCGGCTATCCATCTTACCGCTCCAATTCCAAAGGGCGTCGGACTTTTGGCGTAGTTCCATCATCTGCTGGTCTGAACTCTGACGCATCGTGCCTACATCTGCTCGTGTCTGCTTGGCAATATCCAACGCCTGCGTGATATCACCTCTCAATCCCTGAATTGCATCGAGCAAAGTCTTCTTGTCGTCTTCGACTATCTTCTTGTCGTCAGCTCGGTTGTTCTCGGTGTTCCTCAATGCCTGCTGAACCGTTCCGTCAATCAACCCACGCTGATTAGCCTTCTCCATGAAGGTAATGGTTAGCGCAATCGCAGCGATCAAGATAGAGATCATCGCCAGAATAGCGCCCAGCCCAACCTCTTTGAATGCTCTGATCTGTCTAGTCAACTTTGCCTCGTTGATGTCATGTTCATCACTTGGCGGCTCTGGGCGTAGTATCTCTACCTTGCTACTACTGCGGCCTCGGATTCCAACTAAGTTGGCCGCGTTTTCGGACATTCGTTCACCTCACTATCTCCCAGAATAAATTGCAAGCGTCCAGAAAAGATTGGGGCAGAGTAGCTACTTCAGCTAGCTCCCTTTCGGCTTGCTCGGGGTGATCTGTTCATCCATCGGTGAACCGATGATGACGTTGCCACCCTTCTTGTTGCCCAGATAGTCGTCAGCATATTGAGTCGTTGAAATCGGCCCGTAGCTGGACGGGGGCTTGCTGAACTCTTTAGCGGTGTGCCCACCGAAGCTGCCGCTCACCCTATGAGGCGAAGGCGGCTTCGGGTAGTCCGCCATCGGGGAATCTGAACCGTGTTTTCTTGCCACTGTAATACTCCTTTCAGAACTGCATTATAGCATCATTGAATAGGCGCGTGGGATTGTAAAAAGGCACTATCGATTGGATAAAGAGAGCCACTGCTCTCTGGGATCAAAAGGTTCTGGATCATCTGTTCTTCGTCTTGGATCTCACAGAGCCGAAGCTGCTCTTTGTAGAGCGTGTTGTGCTGCTCCATGAATAGGGGCCAGTTGATCCCACGATAACGGGCATCTGCTTGATGAGAAGCCCACTGGCACCCACGAAACAGGGCTCTCTCTAGAATAAGATCATCTGTGATAACAGGCGGGAGGCTATCACCGCTGACGAAATCAACCCCCCGCTTCTGATATACAACCAGAAAGCCTCTCTCAAAGTTAGGTGAGGGCCACATTTCATAGACTGGCTGGTTGTTGCCATCAGTCTTACGAGTAGCCAGAACATAGGGCTGACCGCTCGATGCTCTCTGGGGGTCAGAGTTGTCCAGTTCTTCGGCTGCTACATTCAAGACAAGGCTGTAGGCGCTCACCGGATCGTAGACTCTGCGGTAGCGCAGGAAATCCGTGACCTCTACACCGACTGCGTTCAGCGGAGGACCGTAGAAGATTCGAGTAATGATGTAGCTAGCTGCGGTGCTGGTTGTTTCCAGATAGATACGATCCAAGGTCAACACGACAGCGGTTGGAACCGTGAAGTCAGCAGCCGTTATCGAGTAGATAGGCCCACCGCTGACCCTGAACTGTCTCAAGGTAATAGCAGGGTTAGGTAGGCCGACGAGAGCCGCCGAAGCTGTAGCGTCGAGCGTAACGGACTGGCTGAACTGGGTTACACTAGCTGATCCAGCGTTGATAAGCGGAGGGCTGTATAGCCAACCCTCCGCCATCAGGAAGGACCAGTGGCGATGGTCACGAATATCGCGCCACGCTCGGTTGATGAGCTTCTGCGCGAGTAGCGCGGGGAGCTGGGGCAGGTGGATCAGAATTTCGTTCCAAAGTTGATCGTAGGTGCTCGGCATTCACTATCTACCTCGGAACTCCATTCGACAGGTTACGGCAGACAGATTGGTAGTGTTGCTGACCTCGGCTAATGGTTGCTGAGTGACCGAGGGAGAAGCACCAAGGAAGGTAGCGATCGGGATTGTCCGGTTGGTAGCGGCGGCTTTCGACAGCACCCCAGCGTTGCTATCAGGGTTGATCCCGATGGCTTCGCCGATGGCCCCGCCGACAACCGTGACGTTGCCGGTTATCGAGCCGGTTCCTCCTCGTAGAGCCATCAGCTTCTTGTTGGTGTAGTCCCAGACTACCCAGGCTACGCCCGAAGCTGCGGCATTGAGGCCGATCATCAGGGCTCCAAAGATGTCACCGGCTTTGGCGAAGCCGATTCTCTGGGCTGAAAGTCCAAGGGAGGCTCCATAGCCCCCCGTTGGATAGCTCGTATCGAAAGCGATCTGGACGCCGACGATTCGGGTCTTACTCCAGACATCCTCATACAGTTTGGTCAAGGTTACGGCCATGACGTTTTCTCCTTCTCTGGCTCAAGGCCAGAAGGGGTTAGTGACCCTACCAGTTCAGATGAAAGTTCTTCATCACGATCAGGTTGACGCCACCATCGGTCGGCGCTTCATAAGCTGAGCCGATGATGTTCTTCAGGCCGAGCGTGCCGCCGCTGATATAGGTTCCGGTTGCGTCTGCGATTGCATCAGCGGTAGCCGTCGTGGTGAGCTGAAGCACAATGTTGCCTGCCGTCTTGTTAGTAACGGTTGCCCGGTACTTGACGCCGGCCAAGCCTTGAACCTGAATCCAGCCGTAGTTACCGCTGGTAACGGTGTTCAGGGCTATTCCAGCGAGGTAGCCTTCAAGCGTGGCACCGATGGTGTGGGTGACTTCGTAGTCGGTCAAGCCAGCGTTGGCTACCACGTCCCAAGCAACGATGTCTCCCCGCGCAAGAGCCGTGACAGCTTTGACGTACTGATACCAGCCGCCGTAGAGAATTCCGACTGATGCAAGGCTGAGCTGTGCCGCCTCAGCATGGTTGACTGCTATAAGTTTGCCGAGCTGTCCGCCAAAGCGGGGCTGGACAGCCGACGCGATGTTCGATCCTACCTCGGGGTCGTTCACAGTGTTGAGGTATTTGAGATCGAGCTTTGCAATGTCTCCGAATGGTCCTGTTGGCATTAGTTTATCTCCTTTTTCCTCAACACATCAGCTCCCAATTCCGTAAGCGTGATTACTTCCCCAAGGACTTCCACAGGGAAAGTTAGCAGCCGCAAGTGATTGGCCTGCGACCATCGTTGAATTCTGGGCGACCTTGAAGCCGGTCCAGCCGAACTGGTAGAGCGGGTTGTCACTCATCCTGAAGTCCCATTGCTGGGTGTTCAGGAGGGCTAGAACTTCGCCTACCGTTACGGTGGTTGAGCTGGGCAAGCCGCTCGCAGCCGTTGGCGAAGCAACCGACGTGAAGGTCGAGGTCAGATAGTTCCCCAGATCAGGATCGTTGATTCCGTAGACCGCCGAAGGCGCGTAGGCGTCAACGAGGAACGAAACGGTCATCAGCTTGATGGCCTGTGCTCCCCAGAACACCGGGTCGGTTCCGAGTTCCATGAACCGCTGCTGTGGCTGGATGCGTTCAAGCATGAAGTTCCAGACGGCGGCATTGCTGATCCCAAGATCGGGGAAAACCCCGCGCTGACCCGCTGCGGTATACATCTCCAACAAGTTGTTGTAGGTGATCGTGCCGGTGTTGCCCGCAACGTCGCCAAACCACTTAGGAACCGAGTTCAGGCCAGTGCCGACAACGCCGCTGCCTCGGGTCTTGGTTCCATAGGTCGGGAAAACGTTACCATCCCATGAGTTGTCAACCCCGTTGTTGAGGGCTTCTGACATCCCGTTGATCTGGGTGACGCGGTTGTCGGTGATCGTTGAAGCTGAGCCTTGACCATGACGCCACAACGCAATGTTCAGGATCGCGTTGAGCGTCTTCATCGAATTGTCCAAGTGAGCTTCAACGAGGTTGACAACGTTCATTGGCCCCTTGGCCTGAGTACCGATTTCTTCGAGGTACTCAGTAACGTTGACATAGTAGTATTTCGGATCGAACGCCGTGGCGTCGATCGTCTGGGGCTTGGCAAGGTTGAACGTGTCCCCTTGCGCGTAAGCACCGCCTTTCAGCGGAGCATACAAGCCGGGTTGCTGCATGAAAGCCCCACCAGGGTAGGACTTCAATCGGTTGCGTCGGAGGTACGCTAAGAACGGTGCTGTTCGGAAGAAATTGTCCCTGAGTTTCCGGGGCCAAATCTCCGCAAGCGTCACTGCTGTTAGCTCTGAAAAGCCTGGCATGGTTGTTCTCCAATCAGAGGCGCTTCGGCGCCGTTAGTTTGCGTACCCGCTGCTACAACCGGGGATCGAAGCCCTCAAGGAGCTTTGCTGCTTTTGCTCTTGAGTTCTGGTCGGCAACGACTGCTGCCGAGGGGTCTTCATTGGCGAGGGCAAGAGCTGTGCTGAAGCTGCCGGTGGCGTTGTCTCTGCGGGCTGCGGGATCAACGGCCATTTCGGTCATGACTTTCGCTCGTTCATCTTCTCGGGCGGCTTTCAGTTCGGCCTCGAAATGTTCCTTCTGCTTTTGCTCTCGGATGGCTGGGATGCCATGAGTGTCTTCCCATGCTTGCTGGGCAGATTTGCCCTTGTAGACCTCGGCAAGAATCTTCTCGCCATCGGGGTATTCGCCGGTTAGCTTGAAGTGCTCTTGGGCAATGCGTTGGAATTGAACCGGCCACTGGGTCAACGCGGGAACGACCTTGGAGAGATCGTCTTTGCTGACGAAGCTGGACGTGTCGAAGGCAGGCTTTTCGTCAACCTTGGCAGGCGGTGTTGTTCCGGTTGAAAGCTCTGAAACAGAGCCGCCCTTTCCGATGTAGGCATCCGTCAAGGTCTTCAGCTCCTTCTTCAACCGTTCGCTTTCTTCGAGAGCCTGAGAGAACTTCGGGTTGTTCTCATCCCGCCATTCAACAAGCTGCTTCTCCATGTCGAGAACTTCCTGCTGCTTCGCCGATAGGCTTTCTCTCTCAGTTCTCATCTCATCTAACTTCCTACTGTAATCAGACTGCCTTAAAACCGAGTCTTTCAGCTTAGCAACAATTTGGGGTTTGTTGAGGGCTGTCAACAAAGCCTTTTTTTCATCATCAGATACCTCAAAGTCATTGACCCAAGCCTCTAGTTCAAAGTTAGTTGACATAAGCCCCCTCCTTAATATAACCCCGACGATTCAGGGCTATCATATCAGCCTTAAACTGCTCTCTAACTTCTAGTTCTTCGGAGGTAAGCCTATTGAACCTGTCGCCAGTTTGAGGTCTTGTATGCAGTCTAAACTGAACGGCCAGATTAGCCTGCGCTGATTTGATGATCATGTAGGGTAGGCATCGTAATAAGGCATACAGAGCCTTGGCATTGGTTATTTGCCAATAGTACATATCCTTATGCTTCTGCCCATATACCCCAATTCCCGTTCTTTGGGCACAGCTTATACAACCTCCAAAGGTTTGTTTAAGCCATTCCATCAAACGATAATTTGTATTTGTGACCATCACGGTAAGAACAAATCTGGGTGATGAGGCTGTCTTAGCTTTTCTGATGGAGATCATTCCCTCCCCATCAATATAAGCAGCGAATCTGGCCCAATCCAACTCGGAAATAGGGGATAGTTCATGCTCCATTTTAGGGGCTAGAGATACCATCCCTTTAACATAGTCGGCTTTGGTCATCATCTTACAGCAAATCTCCTTTACCGTTTCAGGTTCTTCCTCTAACAATCCCATAAACAAGGTTTTGTTTTGAGGAGCCAAACCTATGTCATCCAGAATTTCAGCCAATTTGCTCATTGTCATTTCCTACCTCCTTGCGACTGGCAGGGGCCAGTAGGTGTTAAAGGTTACTCGATAGCCCGATCAGCGCCAGTCCTTCAGCCGTTGTAGTTGATACCGGCATCTGGGCCTGCTGATTGGGGCTGCTGCATTGATCCGACTACTTCAACCGTTCCCTGCTGGATGGCTTTCTTTATAGCCTCCGCTGCTTTTGAAAACTGCGGGTGGGCCGACGCGATTGCCATCGCCTGGTCTTCAAGCTGCTTGGCCAGTTGCATGAACTGAGTAGAAGGATCGGGCTGGGGCGCAACGCCGCCAGAAGCCAGTCCTGAGAGATCAGGCATGGCTTGCTGGGTTGGCTG